CATTCTTAATTACCATGCAACAAGTGCTCTCATTAGATTCCACTTTCTTGCCACTTAATCCAGCCAAGAATGCGTTAAATCCAAATGCATAAGCCTTTTCATCACCCATGTTAGCAAGAACGTTTAATGCATCTTCTGCCTTAGCAGTGTTTCCCTCTGCAATTGCCTTTTTAATATTATTTAATAAATCACTTGATTTTAATCCAAATAATGGCGATGTTGCAGCTGCAACCTTATAATCAGTTTGATTGTTTATATATAATTCGTTTATATTCTCTTGAGAGAATGTTGAAACGGAACCATTACATAACATAATATTTGGTTTGTTTATTTTGCCATTTGTAATCTTCACTGGAACCGTAAATGCAACTTTACCAGCATCTAATGATACGCCGTAAAAAACCGTATTATCATCGCTACCAGTTACTGTTATTTGAGGATTTTTATGTCCATATCCAATCAAATCTCTAACTATACTATCTCTAGCAGTTTTTACATTGACATCGCCAAATTGAAAAGATGCCACTCCATATGGGCTAGTGAAAGATTTTTCAAATGACACAAATTCATCATATTTAGGTAATTGCACATCTTTAACTGATACCTCTGCTACTTTTTGACCAACAATCTGATTTTGGAAAAATTCAGATTTGCCCTGTCTAGTGGCGTTGAGTTTTGTTAATGCAATTTCAGTGTCACTAACTTCTCTATTTTTTGAGGCAGCACTAGTTAAAACGCCCAATATTTCTGTTCCAGAAATTTTAATTTTATTACCAGCAAAAGTAGTTAAATACTTCTTTAAATTAGTATTATTCATTTCTTGTGGTCCAGTATTGCCCATAAATACTGATGCTTCGGTTACTTTATTGTCATGTATTTCTACCGGGACATAAAGACTTGTAATTCCTTTTGGAGTTTCATAGTCTGCTCTTATTACTAAGAACTTCTCATTTCCATCATCAACCGTTATATTAGTCGGTCTTAAATTCCAGGCATCTAAAGTAGAAGCAACGGAATTTTTAGCTTTATCTGCTAGGTTTTGAGAATACATCTTCACTGGAAGATTTTTATCAAAAACACTATTAAGTGCATTTGCCAATATTTGGTCACCAACTTCATATGTATTAATCTGAGTAGATTCATCTCTATTCATAATAGTTGGTGTTGGTAAATTTTCAACAACGCCTAATTCTTCGTTAAATAATTCTGCAAATTTTGTATTGCGAGAGTATAATTTATGATATAATTCTTTGAATTCAGCTTTGCGAATAAAGAATTTATTATTTGAAGCCATTTTATCGATGACTCTAGCCATTGAACCAATTGTTTGATCACTTGGGTATGCCTCAAGACATTTTGCTAATTTAGCAGAAAGAATTGGGGTAGCTAATTTTTCATTGTCCTCTACTGATTTTACAAGAGAACCTATTATTTGCTGTATTTTGTCGAGGCTCATAGAAGTTCCTGTTCCTTTGTTAAATTAACTCAGGGTATTTCCTTAATACCTCGTTTTTAGCTGATACTGGCAATTCATTCAATAAAGCTTTGACTAATTTTTTGCTTTCAGCTAATCTGGTAGGTAAATAATCTGGAATCTTATGAATTTCAGATTGCGGAATACCTAATTTACTAGAAGCGACTCTAACAATTGGGTCCCCCTTATAAGATATTTGCAAGTTGCTGGCGGTTTTACTTATAGTAACTCCCCACTGAGATGCTGTTTTTTCTATAGAATCTGATTCATATAGAGCAACTATATAATCACCATCATCTGCGCTCTGTACTTGCCAAAGCTCTGCGCCTTTATCACCATCTTTAAATCTTACAATATCAAATGCAACAGATTCAAGCTGGTCCTTAACATCTGCAAGCTTATACGCTTTCTTATAAATTATTTTCTCTAAGCCTGAGTAATCTATGCGATCTTTTGACATTACGTCTCCCATTAACAAAATGCGTCTATTATAGATAGACAAATATTGATATTATAATTAAATTTAGTTTTAATATAATATAATTATAAGCGAATTACCACTTTTCGCTTCGGACTTCCTGCATTTTTTTCAAGATATCTTTAATCTTTTCGTCATTCTCCACTATTTTTTTTATCTTTTTACGGGCACCACCGTAAATCTTCTTTCCATTTTTATAATCAACATTTCCATTAAGAGATTTTGTGATAGAGCTTTGATTAACATTTAACATCTTAGCTATTTCCATTTGAGTATATCCGTCAGAATATAATCTAATCACCTCTCTCTGCCTTGGAGTCAATAGTGTATCAACAACACGCCAGAATTCTTTTTTTAATTGATCCTCTAATTCTATTAAAGATTCACTATATGCAAATGGATTAAGTCTATTATAAATAGAATCCTCATTACAAAATGATTCCATCATGTCATGTGAACATACTGTCTCCAAAATTAAATATTGGTAGGCATCGCTTCGATTCTTTCTCTTTTCCATAATACTCCTTATAGTTTAATACTGTTTCTTATTAAAATGTCCATAATAGTAGTTTTTCCACAGTTATATTTATTCGCAAGCTGTATTCTTGTAAAACTATCACTTAGATACAATTCACACATTTCTTTTTCAATTTCTGGTGAAAATTTATTCTTGCTATTTTTATGATTAGTATAATTTGTTTTTCTCATGATAATATTATTTCTATTTAAAATAGAAATAATAAGATTTCTTCCACAATCAAATTTTATCCCAAGAGAATAGGTTGAAGATTTTTCTTCGCTATATAATCTACATATTTCTTTCTCTTGATCATCAGTGAACCTATGTGTAGCTTTCTTTTCTTTACCACATTGAGATTTAGATATCTTAAGTCGCCATTCATCACTAAAAGTTTTACCAGTATTAGTTCCAGGTAATCCAATATGCGACTCTGATATTTTATTTTTCCACTCTTCAGTTAAAATTCCACCTTTATTCCATCCATCATGAGTTTCGTAATATTTCTTTAAACCATCTGATATTAATTTTAACATTTCAGGAGTTCTTGGTGTTGTATTTCCGCCGGCAATAATATTATACCCAATACTTAAATCTAAACTATTATATTGATTTATAACTTCTTTTTCAATAAAATCTGTATCTTCTTGAGAGAGACAAGTGGCGATAATTTCAAATTCAAAATTATCTGATCCATATTTTGATATTGCCCTTGTTATAATTTATGGGCATCTATTATATTTTGCACTGGATTTGTGTTGAGACCAACGCAATGATGGGTTATTTGTTTGTCCAATATATATTTTATTATTGATCGTATTTGTTATTCTATATATGTAGTGCATAATACCTCTAACAAATACTTACTTATATGTATTGATACATATCAGACCTATTTATTATACTCATTTTAACATTTTATATCGAAAGATATGTCTTCATATTTAAAAATATTGTTTTTGGTAAGATATTCATCTATATCTTTATATGGTTCTGGTATGTAAAAGTTTTGAATATTTGCAAAATCACCAAAATGTTTTTGCGCTAAATTTCTACCCTTTTCACCAGGCGAATCATTATCTAAAAGCAATATAATATTTTTAGTATATCTGCTAATAACAGAAAATTGATAGGCAGTCATATTACATGAGCCTAATGATACGATATTTTTTAATCCAGACTCCATTGCCCTTATAAGATCGAATTGACCTTCGACGACATAGACTAAATCATTTTTAATAATACTATCTTTATTTTCATATAATCCAAATACATACTGCCCTTTATAAAATTTTGTATTCTTATATTTATCTATTTTTTTCTTTACTCTCTCTTGATCTGAAAGCATATTTCTTCCAATTAAAGCGACAATTTCGCCATATGTATCTCTAAATGGAAGAATTAATGGAAAATCTTCAAAATATAAAGAATTAATAATTCTTGGAAATAATGAATCTTCTATTGTTCTTGAAAATAAAAGTCCAGAGTCTCTAAGTTCCGTCTCGGAAACTAGATCAGTTAAAACATTTAAATTAAAAATATCTGGGAAATATCCAAATTGAAATGATTCTTGGCTATCTGGTTTTAAACGAGAATCCAAGTATGATTTAATATAATTTGCGCCAGGATAATTATTTAATAAAAATCTACATGATTTTACCACATTTTCATACATAATTTAACTTTCTTATACGTCTTGTGTCGCGGTTTTTAATTTTTCTCTTAGCATAATTTTAAATGGTTCGCTAAGGTGTGTATGTGGTTTATTACATGATGGACAAATTATGTCTTCTTTTATAATTTTAGGTCTATCTTCTTTTCCACAATTGAGACATTTTACACCAAAAGATATTTTTTTCTTTTGTTTAAATTGTTTCATACTTTTCATTTGTATAATAACAAATTGTGTAACATTTGAAATCTCTTTATCGCATTCAGAACAATAAACCTTATCATCAGTATCTAAATATGGTTCATTTAATTTCCCGCAGCCACGATTTGTACAATTCATAGAAAATGGCATTATGTTACCTCACTAGATAAAACTTCTATTACCTTATTTATGTTATCAGGATATTTTACATCCAAAATAACTATTTGATTTCCTAAGCCATTAACTCCAACATTAGAAATTATAACTTCATCTTTATTTTTTGACATAGGTTTAATAGTTATATCTTTTAACCCCAATATTGTTTTTACAGATTTATTGCATCCACGTAATGCATCCAATAATGATATATCTAATGTTGATATTACATTTGTTCCATTTAAAAATAAATCATCGTCTGGTGTTACAGTAACATGTAAATGTGCATCAGTATATTGATCCATAGTCATAAAACTTCCGGCATAATTACCCATACCACCAAGTCTAAGTATATTTCCATTCATAATACCACCAGGTATATTTACAGTAATTGAAACATCAGTAGTTACAAATCCCTTTTCTTCACATAATTTACATGGGTCACTTGCCGTCTTACCAAGACATTTATCACATGTTCTAGTGAATATCATATTACCTTGTATTCCAGAAATATTTCCGGAGCCGCCGCATCTATCGCAGCCATTATTTATATCAAAATAACCATTACCATTACAATTGACGCACTTACCATTTCTAGAAAACTTTAATTCTTTCTTACAACCAAGAACAGACTCTTTAAAAGAAATAGTTGTATTTAAATCAATGTTTGTTACATTAATATTATGTCGTTTATTTTTAAAATTACTGAATGGATTGTAATGTTGATTTGTAAATCCCGAATTTTCTTCTATATCAGTACTTTTCCCAGATTTAATGCACTCAAATGCTTCATTAACTAATTTAATTTTGCTATCATCAGATTTATTAATATCTGGATGACATTCTAAAATTTTCTTTTTATATGCTTTTTTTACTTCGTCTAATGTTGCTCCGTTTTCAACGGCTAGTATCTCATATGCCTCTTTTATTTTCATTAAAATGCCTTGCCCTCAAAATTACATTTAAAATGTTATGTTTAGCAGATAGTGGTTTTAAGTTTTCTAAATCCCAACACTTTTGAAATTTTCATCTTCCATAGAAGTGTAAGGTACATCTGATTGAGGAATTATATGATCTACATTCCACTTCCATGTAGATTGATCATTGTCATTCCATTCATTAATTTTATAAATTCACCTATTATTCCAATCCATCCAAGATTCAAATTGATTTTCTATATGTTTTTTAATTCTTATGATGTATATGGCAGAAATTTCCATATACTATATCCTTTTGTAAAATTCATTGATTTAAGTTCGCGCATAATTTTGTTGCAAAATCTCGTACAACCACAAATACACAATAATATTAATTTTTTGAATTTATCTTCCGGTTCCGGTTCCGGTTCCGGTTCCGGTTCCGGTTCTTTGTTTACGTCATGATGATATTTTTTTTGGTTAGCTCTCGATATTTTTTCTTTATTTCGCTAGGGAGTGCGTAACTGGCACTCACAAGACCGCACGGACGTCTAGCAATTTCATACTTTCTTTGCCTTATTCTTAATTTTTCTGGTTAGCAAAAAAGCATAATATAATCCCGCAGCGATTGCATCTGCCATGTCAAAATTTTCTGGAATAATTTTGTTTTTTTTGTTCTTTTGATATGGAAATGTAATGCCTAAATGTTTGGCGACAAGCTCTGGCATATCTTCTTTTTTTGGAAAAATTTTATTTAATTTTAAACCATGCCTTATACTCATCACATTAAATAATTGCGGGTTCTTTTGTAAATAATCATAAGATAATAACCCAATCATTCTATTAAAAGTTGTTAACATTATGATAGTTTTAGCAGTACTTTTGCCTTGCATAAACTGAATTATATCTTCAATTACAATATGATCTGGTTTTGCCTTATCAATTATATTTTTTATTTTATCCCTAGTATGAACAATACGTTCAATAATAGTTCCTTTTTTAATTGGTTTAATATAATCTACCATAATTAAAGATATCTTGCCAGATATCTCATCTACATTCAAAATTGCCCATCCTATTGTTGTGGAACTGGCGTCTATTGATAGTATCTTCGTCATTTCTTTATTCCCTTAAAAAAATAAACTATTTTCTCTAATTCTTCTATAGTAGAATCATTTTTAATTCGATTGGCTATATAATATGTATATTTTCTGGCATATATCCTAACTCGGGAATAATTCTA